AAGACAATTTGTTCAAGAACTAACGTACAATCGGCACATATAAGATATTCCGGGGCAGGAATAGGCTTAAAACCGTGTGATAGTTTTGTTGTTCCATTATGCATTGAACATCATAGAGAACAGCATGGAATGAATGAAAGAATGTTTTGGCACTTATATCAAATTAATCCTATAGCAAAAGCGTTAAGCCTGTGCGCATCATCACCTGATAAAAACATAAGGAAAGCCATTTATGAAAAATTTAAAAATCACTTTGACTGGTAGTCTATTTTATATAATTTTATTGATAGTTGTATTTATTGCAGGTACTTTTTATCCTAATTTTCTAAAGGTAAGAGAAATACAATATAATTTAGAAACCAAATATATTGAAGAAGCTAAACAAATTGCGTTATTTGAACCTGAGTTTGCTTATGAAACTAATGAACAATTCATATCGGCTTTAAAAAATTGTATTAATTTTATTAATCTCGGTTTACATAAGTATGAAAGAATACCGACAGAACTTATTATTGCACAAGCAGTTTTAGAATCAAATTACGGTAAATCAAGATTTGCAAAGCAGGGAAACAACTTATTTGGCATAAGAACTTGGAATTTGAATGAAAAACACATAAAACCATTTGATACAAATGATCAAACATTTGGTATAAAAGTTTTTAAATCTAAGTGTTCTTGCGTAAGATATTATATAAAAATACTTAATAATTCATCAGCATTCAAAGAATTTAGAAAAATGCGTAAAAAAATGCTAGATAATAATTATGTAAATGTTTTATCACTTACTCAATACATATCTAAATTTGCAACCGATAAAGACTATGTAAAAAAGGTTCAAAGAACCATTAAAGAACTTAGAAAGTGAAAGAATATCAATTACAGATAAAGTTAATAGAGTTTCTTAAATCAAAAAAATTAAGCAGAATGAGATATTTTCATGTGCCCAATCAAGGCATAAGGTCTTTTAAATATAATACATTATTGAAAAGAATGGGTTTAAAATCTGGCTGCCCTGATTTAATACTTGAATTTTCTAACGGCAGAATAGTGTATATTGAGCTTAAGAGCAGTAAGGGCACATTATCTAGAAATCAAAGAATATGGCAAAATGTTAGCAAAACCTTAAAAACGCCTCATTTTGTATTAAAAGGAAGTTTTTTAGATGTACAAAAAAAACTAAACGAGATAATAACTAAATTTTACTAACTAAAAAGGAGATAATATGAAAGAAGAGCTAACTAAGTTTCATGCTTTACAGTTATTCACTGATACATGGGCAGCTGAAACTTTACATTTAACAATGGAAAAGAGAGGTATTTACATAAGTTTAATATGTTTTTCTTGGACAAAAAATGCTGTTGGAATAACACTCGAACAGGCTTATCAGATATGCCTTTGCAGAACAGATGAATGCAAAAAAAATGTTCAACAAGTTTTGACAGAATTTTTTAAAATATTAACAAAAAATGACAAAGGTGATACCGTTTATCAAAACAAAAGATTATTGAAAGAACACGAGTATTTAATTAATAAATACAAGAAAAAATCTATATCTGGCTCTAAGGGTGCTGAGGTAAGATGGAATAAAAATACAACTGCTAATGGCAAAGACATAGCTCCTATACCTAAACCTATACCTATACCTAAAATAAATATAAATGACTTGTTTGATAGCTTCTGGAAATCGATTAAATACAAGAAAGGTTCAAGATTTTTAGCTTTTCAAAGGTATCAAAAATATTGCACTGAAATTGAACCAGCTGAACTTGCAAATAAATATAACAAATATGCATCTTCGGTAAAGGACAAACAATTTCAAAAGCATGTTTCTACATGGATCAACCAAAAATGCTTTGAAGACGAAGAAGAAACTAAATCTGAATTTGCCTTAGAAGAAAAAGTAACTTTTGAATATAATGGTAAAATTCTAAGAAAGATTGGAGAAACAGGCTTTTATTACGACTTGGTAGATGATGATGGTAATAGATTTAAGAAACATAAGTTTGCTAAAGAACCGATTACAGCAAATTAAATATTTGTTTTTTTAGCTCTAAAGCTATATTTTTTATCATCAAAGGTGGAACCGACATTCCGCAAACATATTTTACATCGTGATTACAAAAGTTAAAGTCGTCCGGAAAACTTTGAAGTCTAGAAATTTGCTTTCCAACTATTTTTACAGGCTTTTCATAATGATATATAATGCCACCTGATGTTATTGTTGGACACGGAAGGTTAGGGTGTACTTTTAAATTTGAAAAATATGATGTTGAATTAAAGACCATTTTAGCTGCGTCACTAAAATTTTTACCCGGCTTTGTTCTAAGCCATAAATCATATTGTTTGCTTTTCTTATCTATTGTCTTATCTGATACCGGTAAATCGTTTATTGCCTCTTTAACAGTTATTGTCTTAAAGTTAAACATCATTTTTAATTTAAAATTAGATGGCATTTTTTCGTAAATATCATTTCTTATGCCTATAAAAAAGACCCTCTGTCTAGCTTGAGGTACTTGCATGAACTTAGAATTTAATAAAAATACTTGAACATGATAACCTATTGATTTATAATACGCCAAAATTTTTCTAGCATAATTTTTTGCTTTAGACATAATCAAACCCTTTACGTTTTCAGCTAATATAACTTTAGGCTTTATTTTGTTTGCAAAATCCAAAAAATGAAAAAAAAGATCATCTAGTTTCTGCATTTTCTGACCTTCTCTAAATTTTTTTTCTACCCCCCAGAACTTTTCTCTCTGAGTAGAAGCTGTACTAAATACAGAGCATGGTGGAGAACCGTCTAGTATGTCAATATCGTAAAGCCTCTTATCTATGTCTTTTTCAATTAAATCTCTTATATCACATTGATAAAATATTGTAGGATTGTGATTATTTTTATAAATTAAAGCCATCTTAGGGTCAATTTCATTTCCACCTAATGATGTGAATCCTGCCAGTTTATATCCCATTGTTGATCCACCACCACAACAAAAACAAGAAAATACCTTAAGATTATTTTTCTCTACATTTTTAATGTCAGAAAGATTCCATTTAATCAAACTCATAACCGCAGCTCGGACACTTTTTAGAAGCCTTTAAATTGTCTTCCGTTATTTCACTATCTTCAATATTATCGTCTTTGTCTTCTACTTTGTTTAATAAATTATCTAGCTCATCTACATCAAAACCGGTATTCATAAGCTCATAATTATTTTCAAGAATGCTGTCTAATTCTAATTGTAACTTTTCAAAATCCCAATAATTATCCTGCGCAACTTTATTATCTGCTATTCTGTATGCTTTTGCTTGTACTTCTGAAAGATCAGCTATTACTATTGGAACTTCTTTGAGCTCTAGTTTTTTTGCTGCTTCATATCTGGTATGTCCTACTATTATGACAAATTCCTTATCAACAACAATGGGTTGTTGAAATCCAAATTCCTTTATAGAGCTCGCAACCTTGTCTACATTAAGATTTTTTCTAGGATTATTTATATACGGTAATATTTTAGATAGTTCTATATTTTGGATTTTCATACCTTATACCATTGATAATTCAATGTTAGCTCTTGTCCTTTCTTAATATCATTAATTGTTTTAACAAACCACCTATTATTGAATTTTTTCTTTTCACAATTAGCATTTTCTGAATGATTTATAAATCCACCTAAAGGTGTTCTTATTAAGTCATTTTCTACCTCTAAATGAGACATTCCTATAGTATGGTTTTTTTCTATATCAATTAATGCAAATATTCCCAAACCGTGAATTTTAGAGCTTTTAATTGTTAAATAAAAAGGCAATGGCTTATATTTCATGTGAAACTTATATACTAATATAAAAAAAGCCACAACCCATCACAGATTGTGGCTTAATTTAGTTACGCTGCTTTATTAATGTTTTTTTGTAAGTTTTCTATATAATTGACAGCTTTTTGTGCCATAGCTGATGCTTTAAAGAATAAATCAGGCTTTTCTTTTATTCTTCCTAGCCAGATGTTTAGATATTGTGCTGCATGTTCAGTTGGAGCGCTGTTAATACCAAGCATCTGAGTCTGTATCACAGAACCTAATTCAGCAACTAACTCCTCAAAAGCATACTTGTGAACATCATCAAAGTATTTAGCTTTATAATTTCTGTCTAATCTTGATTCATGACCAGTCCAGTGAGTTAATTCGTGAAGTAGAGTAGCATAATAGTTTGAAGTAGCTGAACCACCTGATTTAGTGCTTTTAAAATAATCTTTTGAGACCATTCCAATATAATCTTTTGACGGAACATAAAAACATTTATTTTTATATTTTTGATCGTCTATTCTTATATCAGCACCTGTGTTTTTAATATATTGTTCAACACTAGGTAATTCTTCTGCTTCACCTACAATAGGGTCTATATCGTCTTCAATCAAATCAGTTTGATCTAAGTTAAATACATAATAGAATTTACAGATCAGTGATTTTTTATATAGATCGCTTCCGTTGTCGTCTTTTTCACCTGTTTTGTATTCAGTAGGTTTCCAGAAAACAACTTGGCAGCCCTTTTCACCCTTTTTAACTTTACCACCTTTTTCCTTTATTTGATTGAAAGTAGCAAAGGTTTTTTGTTTATAGCCTTTGTCCAACATTTCAGACCAAAGAATAAATGTGTTTATACCTTTGTAATAAGTACCTCTAATATTCTTAGGCATTCCACCAATTTCATTCCAAGGCTTTGTCCAGTTCTTACCAGCACTTTCCATTTGCTTGATAATCTTTTGAACAATCTTTTCTTGTATTTGTTGTGTTTTCATTATTTACCACCTTTATAGTGTCCAAGTTTTTCTAACACGTCCATTAAAAATGAATTACACTCGTAAGAATCTTTCTCACAATATCCATTTAAAATAAGAACTTTCTCAACTGCATTAGTAATGTCTAATGAAGTATAAGACTTAGATTCAGCAAGAAATTTTCTAGTATCACTTACTGGTAGTGTTTGCTTTGCTTTAGCTTGTCTTTCTAATTTCAAATCTAAAGCAATTTCTTGTATTGTATTTAGTTTAGTCATTTTTTCTCCTTTTAGTTATAAGTTTTATTTATGTTATTTTTAATACAGAAATCTCTGAAATCATTATATTTCATTCTGTATTCTCTATTACTTCCAGTTATTTCCTCTATTTTGTTTAAATGTTTTGCAGTTGTAACACTCCAAACATTTTCACATACATAAGTATCAACTGAATTTGTAACCGCTACACAAGTATTATAAGAATAATAAATTGTTTTGTTACCTTGCTCTACGTAGTAAAGACTTTTATTATCTATTTGTTTTTTCATTTTTTCTCCTTTTTTGTTAGTTTTCATAATTAAAATTATATGCTTTTTGAATAATAAGTAAATAGTTTTTATTAGAAATTATTAATTTTTATTAATGAAATAAGCTAATAATACCAACATTTTTAGCAAGAACATAATGAGAACATAGTTTTTTTCGCTTAATTTGTTAATATATTTGAATAAAATCTAATAAAAACCCTTATTTTATAGAAGTTTTACTTTTTTTCGTTTATAAAAAAGGAACTATGGATAATGGTAGACCAGAATACGAAAAAAGCGAAGAAAGCATTAAAACCGTTGAAGCTCTTTCTATAGCCGGAGTGCCTCAAAAGATCATATCACAGATACTCAAAATATCAGAGCCAACTCTCAGAAAGCATTTCAGGAACGAACTTGACACTTCAAAAGCAAGGGCAAATGCTGTAATATCACAGGCTTTATTTAAAAATGCTAAAAATGGAAATGTTGCTGCGCAAATATTCTGGTTGAAAACACAAGCAGGTTGGAGAGAAACTAATCATTATGAACTTACAGGAAAAGACGGAGAAAAACTCTTTGATGAACCAAAACAACTTATTGAAATCAGAAGAGTATTTGACGAAATTAACTTTACCGAACCAAAAAATATTACTAAATCACCTAAATTGGTTCAAGACGGCAAGAAAGAATCAACAGACGCCAAAAGGTAATTGGAATACCTGGTTGGTATTAGCTGGAAGAGGTTGGGGAAAAACTAGGACAGGAGCTCAAGATATTGCTTTTTATGGTTTAACAAAACCTAATTCTAGAATAGCAATAGTAACTCCTACATTTGGCGATGCTAGAGATACATGCGTTGAAGGTGTATCTGGCTTGTTATCGTGTATTGATGCTGATTTAATAGATAACTGGAACAGGTCTATTGGTGAACTTAAATTAAAAAATGGCACAATTTACAAAACTTTTTCTGCTGAACAACCAGACAGATTAAGAGGACCACAATTTCATAGAGCGTGGTGTGATGAACTTGGTAGTTGGAGAGACCCTGAAACTTATGATCAATTATTATTTGGTTTGCGTTTGGGAGATAAGCCACAATGTATTATTACAACTACACCAAAACCAACAGATTTATTAAAAGGTTTATTAAATGCAAAAGATATTCATATAACTAAGGGAAGCACTTTTGATAATATAAAAAATTTAGCAGAATCGGCTGTACAAAAATTAAAAGAAAAATATGAAGGAACTAGGTTAGGACGACAAGAATTATATGCAGAAGTTTTAGAAGATGTCGAAGGAGCATTATGGAACAGAAAAATGATACAGGAAGCATTATTAAAAGATGGCGAAAAACCTAACGAATATCCGCGAACGGTAATAGCTATTGACCCAGCAGTAACACAATCAAAACAATCTAATGAAACCGGTATTGTGGTAGCTTCAAGAGGCGAAGACAATAAGTTTTATATCAGAGAAGATTTATCAGGACGTTACTCTCCTGATGCATGGGCAAGAGTAGCTGTTGAAAATTATTACAAGTATGAAGCAGATAAAATAATTGCAGAAGTAAATAATGGTGGAGATTTAGTTGAAAAAGTTGTAAGAACTATAGATATGAATGTTTCGTATAGAAGTGTAAGAGCAACAAAAGGCAAATACTTGCGAGCAGAACCAGTGAGTGCTTTATATGAACAAAGACGAGTTAAACATGAGAAACCGCTTCCGTTTTTGGAAGATCAAATGTGTAATTATAATCCTGTCAGTTTTAGTGGTTCTCCTGACAGATTAGATGCTTTAGTATGGGCTTTAACAGATTTATCTGCTAGCTCTGGACAAGCATATTGGAGAATAAGTTAATGGCAATTTTTGATAATATTAAAAATATTTTTGTAAAACCGAAAGATATTAAAAAAGAAGTAAAGGAAGCGCCGGTTGTATATTACAATAGTTTAGGCGTTGATTACCAACAAAAAACAAGGTACGACCAGTTAGCTACAGAGGGTTATTCAGAAAATGCTATAGTAAAAAAATGCATTGATTTAATTTCTAATAATGCAAGTAGAGTAGCAATAGAACTTTACAGAGGCGACCAACAAGTAGAGGAACACCCATTATTAGATTTATTATACAATCCTAATCCAGTACAAGGTCAAGTAGAATTTTTTACAAGTTTATATTCATATCTTTTAATTTCAGGTAACAGTTATATTTTAGAAAGCGGTGCAGAGAATACACCACCTATAGAGCTTTACACATTAAGACCTGATAGAATTAGAATTAAAGGTTCATCAAAGGCAATACCAGAAGCATACAATTATTTAGTTGGTGGGCAAGTTATAGAAAGCTATGATGTCGACCAAGCTACAGGTAAATCAAAAGTTAAACATATTAAACTATTTAATCCAATGGACGATTACTATGGATTATCGCCTATACAATCTGCAGCAACAGACATTGACCAACATAACTTAGCAAACAAACACAATGTAAATTTATTACAAAATGGTGCACGACCAAGTGGTGCAGTTATTTTCAAACCAAAGGACCCAACAGGTGCACAAATACAATTATCAGATTTACAAAGAAATCAATTAATGAATGATCTTACTCAAAGATTTAGCGGAACAGGTAATGCAGGAAAGCCAATGTTATTAGAGGGTGATTTTGATTGGAAAGAAATGGGATTGAGTCCAAAGGATATGGATTTCATACAACTTAAAAATATGTCAGCAAAAGATATAGCTTTGATTTTTGGTGTACCAAGTCAGCTTATAGGTATTCCAGATGCACAAACATATTCTAACTTTGCAGAAGCAAAATTGGCATTGTACAACGAAACAATTATTCCTTTACTAGATAGAATACAATCAGACATGAACGAATGGTTAGTACCAAAGTTTGGTGATGATCTAGAATTAAGATATGACATCGACTCTATACCGGCAATGGCGGAACAAAGAACGAGAGTCTTTGAGTCTGTAACGCAAGGTGTACAGAATGGTATTTTAACTAGAAACGAGGCAAGAGAACAACTAGGTTACGAAACAATCCCAGGAGCAGACAGTTTATTGGTACCGGCAACTTTAATGCCTTTAAACGTTGCAGGAGATGAAACCGCTCCTGATACAGATGAAGACATACCTGAAGAACCTAATCAAGAAAGCTCTGCAGAAGTTGAAATTGAAAACATGGAAATGGAAAACGATGTAGATGAGATAGTGAAAGCGGAAAGTGATATTGATACTACACCTACAGAAGGAATGGTTGCAGAAGCAAAAAGAGGATTAGAGTGGCGGAAAGAGTTTGGCAGAGGCGGTACCATAATAGGTGTAACTAGAGCAAATCAATTAGCTAGAAAAGAAAAATTATCGCCAAGTGTTGTAAGAAGAATGAAATCTTTTTTTGCTAGACACGAAGTTGATAAAAGAGCAGAAGGTTTTAGGCCTGGCGAAAAGGGTTATCCGAGCAACGGAAGAATAGCTTGGGCATTATGGGGTGGTGATCCGGGGCAAAGTTGGTCTTATAAAAAAGTTGATCAATTAGATAGGGAAAGAAATAAATTTTTCGAAAACGTATCTGAGTTGAAAGAAGATTTTATTGAAGACACTAAACAAGTTACTGCTGCAATAAAAGCAGGTTTAAAAAGAAAAGTAGACGAACATAATGAAAAATATGGTGATAAACCAGGTAAAAGGGTAACTCTTAGAATGTTGAGTGCCGTATTCAGAAGAGGTATAGGAGCTTACAGAACGTCACCTGGATCAGTAAGGCCATCAGTAAGAAGCGAAGAACAATGGGCGTACGCTAGGGTCAACGGATTTTTATATGCAGTAAGAAATAACAGATATAAAAGAAAGCCTTACGATACTGATTTATTACCTAAGGGACACCCAATGAAATCATGAAACAGATAGATACAAAATTATATATAGAGGAAGATAAATCAAATAACGAATGTAATATTGTAATTAGGGTTTCTTCGTTACCGAGTAAACAAGATGCCGTACATTTAGCAACATTTATAATGGCAACTAGATGTATTGATTTTTCAGATATTAATTTCTCCGATTATGATATGCCACCTAATACCACATTACACTAATGATAGTAAGCGAAAGACAGGTAAAATTATTCGGTGTTAAGAAAGTTGCCGAAAGAGAATGGCATAGGCAAAATAGGTTAAGAGAACCATTTATAAAAAATTTTAACAGAGTTATGACTAATTATTATCGTAATTTAGCTAATGAAATCAACGAAACTTGGAAGACTGGCTCCTTTTTTTTAATATCATTAGACATGAATAGAAATCAAAAAACCTTGCAAAATATATTCAGAGTACAATATACAATCATTGCTAACGCATTTAAGAATTATGCATTAGATAGAATGCAAAATGTAAAAGACTTTGATAGCGAGTTTGATAGAAAGTTAAACTTGTATATTGAGGAAAATGTTGGTACTATGGTTACTGACATCAATGAAACAACTAGAAATAGAATTAAAAATGTTATAAATAGTAGTTACAATGATGGTTTGTCAACCGAAGAAACTGGTAATGCGTTGCGTAATACCATTCTAGGTTTTGGTGCTTATAGAGCTAATTTAATAGCTCGTACAGAAACACACAGAACTGCTTCATGGGCAAACGAAACTGTTGCTGAGAATATGAATATCTCAGGAACACAGAAAGAGTGGATAGCTATCCAAGACGCAAGAACTAGGGTAACACACTCAATCGCAAGTGGTCAGCGAATACCTTTAGACCAAAAATTCGTTGTTGGTGGTGAAAGATTAAAATATCCAGGTGATCCAAGTGGTTCGCCAGGAGAAACAATAAATTGCAGGTGTTCAGTAATTTATACAACGCCTGATTTTTTATAGGAGGAATTATGGAATTTATTTTAGGATTAATAGCAGGTTACGGAATCTGCAAATCAAATGATAAATGGGGTTGGTCAAAAAAAGTAATTAAGAAAATAAAAGACATGAAAAAATAATGCCACTAGTAAAACCAAAAGATAAAGAAAAAAGAGATGACTTCTTAGAAAGATGCATGGGTGATAGAACATCATATACTGACTTTCCTGATAGGCGTCAAAGGTTTGCTGTGTGTAATTCACTTTACAATGCAAGGAATAAAAAGGAGGAATATTCAATGACAGATGTAGAAAAAATGGCTAGTGCAATCGGAACTTTAACAGATATTATTGCTAAAGGAGGACATAAGCCGAAAGACAAAGATAAAGATAAAGACAAAGATAAATCTTATCA